CGAATTCGTCAATGCTTCCCCTATTTCATGCCGATGATGCTAATATGCAACAGCTGCAAAGGGCAGTATTGAACCTCGAACCAAAGGAACCTCAGACCATGAACTACGCAACACCCCGACAAATGGACCGACTTTGGCAAATGATGCTTGACCTACTCGGCGCTGCTGAGCTGAATCGAGGATGGCAGTACATGGGGCCCGCATACGGCAGCGGGCATTGCTTCCGCAAGCGCGCGGGCATGCCTACCGCCAATGGCGGCACTGAATCCGCCAACGTATGGCATACCCTGCATATCTGAACCTCGAACCAAAGGAACCTCGAACAATGAACCAACATACCTACACTAGTGGAACCAACAAAGGCAACCGCCGAATCTGGATAGAAGGCAACCGCCTTGCCGCCATCGGCGCCACCAAAGGCAACACCTTTGCACGCACCATGCAGCCCGATGGAACCATGCAGCTGCATATCGGAAGCGGCCACAAAGGACATCGAATTGCAGGCAATGCCGAGCGCCCGATCATCGACCTATGCGGGCAATGGGTGACGCGCTTCATGGGCAGCGCCGATACCTTTACTGCAACATTCACCGAAGGCGCTATTCTAATCGCGCCCAATGCTTGAACCTCAAACCAAAGGAACCTCGAACAATGAACCCCGACACCTACGACATCGACGTACCCGCATGGATGGATGACGAATATTTCACCGACGGCGCAATCACTGCCGACGAGGTTGATACGCTGCGCGCCATTGTGCAGGGCGGATGCGCGTCTGGAGCGTATATGCCCGCGGTTACCTACTATCAGGCGCGCGACACCATGAACCGACACGGGGACGATGTGCTTGACTACATCCAAGATGCGCTTGGTGAGCTTCCCGCCCCCGCCGACGATGAATCATGGTCGGGCATGGCATGCCACTATCTAAGCACGGCAGTAGAACTATGGGCAGGGCTCACCATGAACCAAATTGATCCAGACTCCTGAACCCTTGATATAGGAACCTTCCCAATGGACCTCACCATAAACCTATCGACGCATGCAGCGCTTGGCCTATTCTTGGCTGTTGCCATGATGCCCGCAATGCTCGCCCTATCGTTTCACCTAATGACAAAGGATGCCGAATGATGCGATTCTATTCAGACCCTAGCCGAGAATCGGAGACTTGGAGCTTGACCGATTGCGAAGTATGGCAAGGCGATTGTGGCGGATACTTCTACGCCTTTGGCTTTATTGGCTGCCTGCATGATTCTGATCCATTCGGACCATTTGATACGGAAGCGGAAGCCATAGAAAACGCGCGCGACATCGGATAGCAGCGCCCGACATCCTGAACCCTGAGCGCCCGCGCTGCCCGTCATGGTGGCGCGGGCTGTTCATTGGTGGCGCGTATCTGCATGGGTGGATATCAGCATGGGATCAGCTGCGCACTGCATCAGTGTCCCATTGAATCGGTGAGCATATGCACCATGCATGCAAGCGATGTTGCAGTGTTGCATTGTTGCAGTTTGTCAAACTGTCGCGCTGTTGCATACTTGCGCGCTTGCATTGTCGAATTGCCAAATTCCTGGAAATTGCCAATTTGGAATTTCGCGCCACCATTGCGCCGTATCGCCATGCGCCGATGACATATCCGCGCCATGCATGCGCAGAACCTAGCATCCGCGAGACATTGCGCGCATGCAATGCGCCGAACATATGCACCATGCATGGATGCACGTTCGCTCGCCCTGTTGCATACTTTCGCGCCCTGTTGTTCGGTTGGAACACCATGCCGAACGCGGGCGCCGTGTCTGGGCGCCGTGTCTGGGCGCGGGCGCCGAACAGGGGCGGCGGCTCGTCGCGGCGGCTAGGCTCAGGGGATAGGCTAGGCTTGCCGAACGTGGGCAGCTAGTCGCGGGCGCCCCCATTGCCATTGGCCGAATGTCGCATGGCGCGAACCATTGCCATTGGCCGAATGTCCTATCGATTTTCGGTGTTCGTTAGGCTGCCCTAACAGCTCCCGAACAAACGAATTTCCAAACCTAACAGGAACCGAACATAGCGCCCCCACAAATTCTCAATCTCATTTTCATGGTGCATATGTACACCCCCCCTAACATCTAGCGAATCGTTTTGCGCTGCATATGCAAATCCTGAAATTTTCAAAATCCAAAATGCACCCATGCACATTTGCCAAATAACTAGAGGTGTGATTAGTCTCTTGTCGAAGGAGTTTCGTATGGGAGGCAGGGCATCTCGCAACAAGGGCAAGGTTGGTGAGCGTGAAGCTGCCAAAGTTCTATCGGAGTTACTTGGGATTGAGGTACGGCGCGCGCAGCAGTTTGCGGGCGGAGTAGATTCTGCCGACATCATTGGCGTGCCAGGCTTACACGTTGAAGTGAAACGTGTTGAGAAGTTACGTCTTTACTCAGCGATAGAACAGTCTGTGAATGATGGGGGAATAAATTGTCCAATTGTCATGCACCGCACCAACAAACAGCCTTGGCTTGTTTCGTTACGGGTAAGCGATCTAGTACGTCTGTCTCGTATCATCACTGATGTATGCAATACGACCGAAGCAAGCACGAAGATTTGTGGCGGGCCTACGCAGTGATGTTTGGGATCAATAAACAATCGCCTACAGTCAGAGAGCTTGCCCACGTTCTGAGTTGGACATCTAGCAAAGTACACCGTACATTGTTGATGCTTCGTCGGGGGGGTCACGCGAAGTGGGAATACAACAAGTCGCGTACCCTTACGGTGAGGAAGCCTGAAGATGTCTGACAATGGTTGGAATGAATATCAGCAACTTGTTTTACATCGTTTGGACGAAGCCGATAAAAGGCTGCTAACAATAGACAACCGTTTGCGTATCATTGAGGGCAAGGTTGAGCGTATCGGGGAACGACTAGCAATAACGGCAGCGGTAATGGGGTTTGTTGCGGGCACAGTTCCTGCAATAATCGCTACTGTTGTTTAGGGGTACGGGGATGTTCAGATCATTGGCTTTGTTGCCGTTAGTCTTTCTTTGTGGTTGCTTGTCTTCCACAAGACTTCCGTCAGGGTCTTTCAGTCAAGGAATGGGTTTATCGCCACCGACGGGCGGGGGTCTTCACTTCGATCCCATGCTCTCTTGGATTGGCGGCCTTTCGACGCTCGCAGGGATTGTCGCACTTGTGCTGACCCGTGGCTCTATGGGGGTTCGTGCGGTAATCATTGGGATCGGTATAGTTTTATTGAATCAGGCTATCGCTAGGTATGGCGATTGGCTCTTTGTTCCGACACTTGCAGCGACAGGGGCCATCTCGGTTTCGTATGCTGTAATCACAATTCGACGCATGGTGCGTCATCGCAGGGAGAATGGCAAATGATTGTCGCTTCAATTTCATCGTTTCTTGGTAGCGTTTGGTTCGCAACCACACTTGGTCTTGTCGGCTTTGTTGCTGGCTGGTATCTCTGTAAGAAGAAGTGCGGGAGCTGCTCCTGAGGGTGTTGCGTTCCCCGAAGGGGGTGATCCATGAGTGAGAAAGATGGCAAGAACAAAGCTGACCACCTGAAGCAATTTCAGTGGAAGAAGGGTCAGAGTGGGAATCCATCAGGTAGGCCCAAGGGCATTCCGTCTTTGGAGGCTGCCTTGCGTCATCGTTTGGAGGAATCTGACGGTGGCGATTGGATGCGAGCGTTGGTAGAGGTTGCCTTCAAGAAAGCCACGAAAGGCGACCACCGTTTCTGGACTTCAATTCTTGAACGTCTAGACGGCAAAGTGGCAGATCGAATCGCGGGGGCGGACGGTGAAGGACTTACCGTGATTCTTGAGAGGGCGGGGGGCAAGGACGAATCTGATGGGGATGGTGAAACATAGTCTGCTTCCCAAACAGTTTGACTTCGTAGAAAGCCAAGCAAGGGAGCTGCTCTATAGCGGTGCTTACGCGGCAGGGAAAACAAGGGCGTTGTGCTTCCGTCTTGTGGCCCGTGCGCAAATTCCAGGTGCTAGGGAAGGCTTGTGCCGTAAGCATCTCGTCACACTCAAGGCATCGACGCTTAGAACCCTGCTTGAACCTGACGGAACTGCGCCTCCCGTATTGCCGCCAGGTTCTTATGACCACAACAAGAGCGAGAAGATCATACGCATCAAAGGTGGTGGGGAGATCGTCTACTTCGGCTTGGATGATGTACAGAAGATTGGCTCGTACAACCTGAGCGGTGTTGCTGTGGATGAGGCGGTGGAATTGACCTTGGACGATTGGCACATGCTCATTGGTCGTATTCGTTTGGATGTCGGCTTTGCCAACAGCGTTTATGCGGTCTGCAACCCAGGCCCGCCATCACATTGGCTTGCAAAGAGATTCGGGTTGGCCCTTGACTATGTGGCGAAGGATGGCTGTGAGGTCATTCACACACAGACTACGGATAACTCATTCCTGCCCCAAGACTATGTAGACAGCCTGACAACCCTGACGGGCGTTGCCTATCGACGCTTTGTTGAGGGCCAATGGTGTGCCAGCGATGGAATGGTCTTTGACCGTTGGGATAGAGGACTCCATTCGGCTGAAAGGGACCATGAGCAGCAGCGGTATATCGTTGGAGTGGACTCGGGCTACCGAAACCCCACAGCCATGCTTTTGATTGGCATTGACGCTGATGACCGATTGCACATAGAGCGTGAGTGGTACAAGACTCAGAAGCTAGAAAACGAGGTCGCATTGAAGGCTAAGGAGTGGGCTGAGAAATTTGACCCTGAAGTGTTCGTTGTTGACCCGTCAGCCGTATCGCTTATTGAAGCAATGAAAGCCGAAGGTCTATATGTGCAAGCCGCTAAGAATGCGGTGTTTGATGGTATTCAGGCAGTGCAACAACGACTCCGTAGTGAGGAGGGCGTTGGCCCACTTATGACTGTTGACCCACGGTGCGAAAACACCATGAGAGAGTTTGAGTCTTACGAGTGGATGAGTAGCCAAGGGGGTCAGGTTGACAAGCCCCGCAAGGAAAACGATCATGCGATGGATGCGCTTCGATACGGTGTTGTACACTGTGACGGCTTTGGGCGTTCTGCGGTGACTTTGCAGGTCTTCGACAGTAAGGGCGGGGACTTTATGAAGGAACTAGATTTGGCTTTTGACGGTGAGGATTGAGACTGATGGCATGGCTTGACTTCATGCGGCGTAAAGAAGTAAGCAGCGAACAGTTGGGGGACTACTTCGCAACAAGTGTGAAGGCTCCAAACTCCACTGTTATTGGCCGTCGCCCAACGATGAGCGAACTTGCAGCCCGATACGGTATGCTTGTCCATCGTTGCGTTCAGATCAATGCAAATACAGCGGCAAGTATTACACCACGCCTTTTTGCATTGGGAGATACGCAAACGCTGACGAAGGCTCGGGGTCTAAACCCTAAACCACTGAGCCAAAAGACTAAGGACTTTATGAGGGGGCAGATGTCCGTTCAGCCTTCGTCGAGCGTAATGAGGAAGCTGCAAGGCAACCTCAATGACATCGTTGAGATTGAGAACCATCCGTTTCTCGATCTGATAGAAGATGTGAACGACCAAATGGAAGGCGTTGCTTTCCGTGAGGGCTTTTACTCCGACCTTCAAATCTTTGGCCGCAACTTCACACTACTTGTCCGTGACGGCAGTAAACAACCCACAAGCATGTGGAGGCTACTGCCGCAGATGATGAAGATTGTTCCAGGCAAGGATGAGTTCATCAGTCACTACGAATACGGCAGTGGTACTGAAATGGCAAGGTATGAGCCTGAAGATATCTTCTGGGTTCACCAATACGACCCATCAGATCCCTACGGTGGTGTTGGCCCGCTAGAGGCTTGGATTCAAACCATTGACTCTCAGTTCGGCAATGCTGCCTTTATTGAGAATATGTATCGCCGTGGTGGTTCTCCTGATTATGTCCTTATGGCTAAGGGCGGTATGAGTGAGGCACAGAAGCGTTCGTTCCGTGGTGAGTTCAGGCGTCTATTTGGTCGGATGGTCAATCGACAGGACACGGTTGCAATTCTTTCGGGGGAAGCAGAATTGAAGCCGTTGCAACGCTCACCGAAAGAGCTGCAAACAGTCGAACAAGAACAGTTCACCGTTGACGCTCTATCAATGGCGTTTGGCGTTCCAAAGTCATTGTTGACCACAGATGATGTCAACCTTGCCAACGCACGCGAAGGCAGCGTAACCCACGCCCTTACAACCATTCTTCCGATGTTGCGGCGGTTCGAGGATGCGGTCAACCAACGGCTTCTGCCGATGTGGTCAGATCGACTGTTCCTCATGCACGACAACCCTGTTCGTGAGGATCGAGACATCCGAATTAGAGAGCGGCCCAGCCAATTGCGAGCGGGCTATACGGTCAACGAAATTCGATTGGCTGACGATATGGAACCATTGGATGACGCAAGGGCCAACGAGCCTCTTGTCGGTACTGACCTTATCCCACTGTCAATGGTTTCGACGGATGCTCCTGATGAGCTGGATGTTGTGTTTGATGATGACCAAGAAGAATCACCTATCGAGGCCCCCGACCCTGTTGAGGAAGTAGAAGAATGAACTACGACCACAAGCAGGCTGTATCAGAGGCATTGTCTACTGTTCCCGACAGGTTCATCTACATTCGTCTAAAGCGGGGCGGAGACACCTTGGTACACTGCAAAGTGCGAAGGTACGGGGGTGATTCAAAAGAAAGCGGAGAGAAGTTGCTTCACCAGCAATTTGGTGCGCATGCGGTAATTCGTTGGACGGCGGAAGATCACGCCGATGTTGAGGTATGACGATGGATCAAGAAGTAATTTCAAAGACTGTTCCACCAGTTCAAGACCTTCCCATTGTCGATGGCGATTGGGACGGCAGTGCCGCTCGCGGTCGCTTGCGTGACTGGGCAACTTCGGGTGAAGAAACTGACTTCTCCAAGTACGCCTACGGCTTTGGTTACTACGACGAAGAAGACGAGGACACCTTTGGCGCATACAAGCTGCCTCACCACGATGTAGAAGACGGCAAACTTGTTACTTCTCGTCGTGGGGTCTTTGCAGCAATGGCAGCACTATTAGGTGCAAGGGGCGGGGTAGATATGCCTAACGATCAACGTAGAGCCGTGTATAACCATTTGGCGGACCATTACGAACAAATGGATGAAGAACCGCCTTCTTATCGTGAGGCGGGGGAATCAGAAGTGAAGTTGCTCAAGTCGTATCGGAACACGGTTGACATGAAGGCGGATGAGCCTCGCACTGTTGTTGCAAAGATTAGCACGACAACTGTTGACCGTGATGGCGATGTGGTTCTGCCAAGCGGATTGAAGTTGCAGGACTACCGTAAGAATCCTGTTGTTCTTCTCAACCATGACAACGGAAGCCTTCCTATTGGCCGTGCCGTGTCAGTTCAGCGTGGTAGTGACTATGTGGTCGCAAAGATTCAGTTCGCAGAGCG